GCTTGGGCCGGGGCCGGGGCCGGAGCAGAAACCTTGCCACCCAGCGCAGCCATGGCCTTGGCATACCGCGCCTGACGGTCGGCAAGCCCGATGCTGCCGCCGTTGATGATCTTGGTCAACTTCACCACATCGCCCGTGTCAGCCACGTCGTTCAGATTGCGGCTGCCCCAGAACCACAGCGCGCTCTCAAGTGCGCCCTTCTTGGTCAGCAAATACTCGGCTGCCTCCTCGGCGGTCATGCCAACGGTCTTTCCAAAGGCAGTAGTATTCGAACGCCCAGTAATTTGCTTCAGACCTTTTCCTCTGAAAAAATGGCCGTCATTTTCCTTGTGATTGCCTAAAGCACCTGACTTGGAGCGGTTTTTATCCATGTACACATAGTTGGCAATCTTCTCAGGCTTGCCCGCATATTCGGCGGCGTTCTCTTTGCCGGGGCCAAAGTAGCGCGGGAACACCTTCAGGAGCGTGGCCTCCTTGTAGTTCAGGTTCTCTTCGAGGACGCGGAAGTCCATGCTCTCATGGGCGCACTGGCTGATGAAGCCAGCGATGCGCTTGTCGGTGGTGATGCCGTACTTGGGCAGCATCTCGTTGAGGGCCGCGCACCACGCTCCAACTTCCTTGTTGGTCGGGATCATAACGGCCAGTTGGGCTTCGGTAATCAGGCTCATCTATATCTCCTATTCGCACCACGAGGACTTAGCCTCGCCTTTATATGGACGGGCTAGGCCCGCTGAGATCAGGCTTTGAGCTAGGCTCTGGTGGTCAAGATAGACCTCACCCAGAACCCGGCCTCCGTACTTGTCCCACTTGAGAATGACGACATCTACCTCAAGGGCATTGGCAACCGCGTCTTTTGTAAACGCGCTTGCCTTTCTAGCGAGGGCTGCTTCCGAATCGCATTGAGCGCGAGGGGCCTTTTCTGGGGTGTCGACGCCCATGACTCGAATCGACAGTCTTGGCGGCAGGGGCGACGGAAGAAAATCCACCGCAATCTCCACGGTATCGCCGTCAATGACGCGGGTAATTTCATAGGGCGTTGCCAGCGCAGGGCTGGCCGACAGGAGGAGGATGCCAAGCCACTTCACTTCTTCGGTCTCTTGATCGGCACCTTCTTGGTGACGGCGTCCAGCGCAGCTTCTTTTGCCATGTCCTTGCCCATGCCGCCGAGCAGGTCGCCGACGTTGCCAGTGGCCGCAACCTTGATTGCGTTCTCCACCGGGTCAGGCAGGTTCACCTTGTCTAGCACGGCATCAATAGCTTTTTCCTTGAGCTTGCGGCCCATGAACATTCCAACGAGTTTGCCAATCATTCGGTGTACTCCTTTGTCGGCGGCTCATCGTTGCCACCCCTGTTGCGATTGTTGCCTGATGCCATGATGCCGCCGAGAGCGCCGACGATAAACGAGGCGATGGGGGTCAGCAGTTCGAAGAACTTGCGGTCGTTCTCGCTCGACTCGCCAAGAGGCTGGGTCACGAAGACAAGGCTGTAGAGGATGGTGAAGATGGTGCCAGCCAAGATAACCACCAGCGAGCAGCCGATGAAGTATCGAAGCTTAGCTTCCAGATAGTCAGAATCGTTTTTGCTCATTGCGAGGCTCCCGTTAGATCAGTCGCACAGTTCCTAGTACGAAGGCAAATAGGTGGCTGACATTCTAAAGCAGACCAGTTGGCTGGGTCTTGGCATGGGTAACGATAGAATCCGTCACCAGAAAAGTAGATAATCGTCACGACAGAAGCAGCAGCAACTGCCCAGATAATCTTCTCTAGCATCTTACCACCTCCCTAAATAGCGGCCCCAGAAGTATAGACCAAAGCCAGCGATAACGCTCGTCGCCAAGATGATGACCGTCCAAAGCGCAGCTTCTAGAAGGCCTTCGATCAGTTCCTTGCGACGGTAAACCTGCTCTCGCTGTTGTTCTCGAACCCGGCGCTCAATGTTCTGGAACTCTAGCCAAGCATCGTTGCCGTAGGTGTAGCTGATAAGCTGACGCAACTCTTTGCGCTGCTGTTCACACTGCTTTTGCGCCGCGAAAATATCAATGGCACTCTTTTGACTTCCGCCGCCGAACAGCGTTCTGAACGCACCCGGCGGTTCGTTAGCCTTCTGGGCGGCGTAGGAAATGTCAGAGACCGCCTTGCCCCATTCGGAGAGCTGAGACGCCATGTCTTGTATCTCGCGCCCAGCCGCAATGCCCTGCTTGAGCATTGAGAATGCTTTGCTCCCAACACTGAGCGCGACACCAATGCTGACGGGATCAAACATCTACAGGCTCCAGAACGGTGGGCAGGGAAACAGCGGATGAACCGCCAGCGCTATGTCCGCACTATACCTGCAAACCTTGACAAATACCATGCGGCCGTCGATCCAAAGGTGCGTGTACGCCACCCAGATCAGCGGCACATTCACTTTGCTAGGCTCCGGAGCAGAGCGTCGATCTTGGAGTCGAGGTTATCGATCCGGGCGATCAGCATGTTCATGCTGGACTGCACGTCAGTCTTGGTGACGTAGTCCCGCGCCATCTCTTCGCGGGTGCGATTGAGCAGGATTTGCAGGCGCTGCACCTCGTCGGAATGGCCTTTGAGAATCCAGCCCACGAGGGCGAGGATGGCTGACAGGCCTGCGCTCCAGAGCGTCTCAGTGGTCATGGCTTACTCCGGTTTTGCAGGCCAAGTTACGGTGTCCGGGAAACCCGGTTGCGCTGTGATGTCGCGAAGAGCTTGTCGATAGGTAAGCCAAACAACGGGGATTTGAATGCCAAAACTATCCTGTGCGTTTTGATCTACAGCTTTGACCACCACCCAGTCGCAGTCCTTTAGCAGGCTGTCGCGCTGAATGCGAATAGCCGAGGCCCGAGAAGCGGTGCGCTCGGCGATCTGCTCTACGGAAAGCGGACGCACGGAGGGTGCATACACCCAAGCCCCACCAACAAAGGTGGGGACGGGGGCGTACTCTACGAAGTGCGTCTCCGGATCGTGGTCCGGGGCCGGGGGAGTCTTGACCTCGTACACGCCGTACTCGGCCAGAACCTCGTCGGGGATGGTCCTCGGAAAGCTGGTGTTGGGGTTGTCACGGCGAAGCGCACCCACGCTGTAGGGGTACTGGACGATTGCGCCGTTTGTGGCCTTGACGAACATTGTGTATCCTTTCTGTTCGTTGGACGGGTTACGTCTTGAGCTGCTGTTGAACAACGCCGAGCATAATCTTTGCCTTCTTCTGCTCGAGCTTTTCAGAAGCGAGGAGGCCGCGGAGTTGACCTGCGAACTCGGACAGCTCTGCCTGATCCTGAGGCGGCAACTTTGCGATCTCGTCCAACGCAATCGTGTAGTTGTCGATGTTGATCTGGTAGTGCATGACCTCCTGCACTCGGGCGTCGAGCGACATCTGCAGGATTTCTTCACGGGTCTTAGGTGCTTCGGTATTTTCCACGATTATCCTTTCAGTGGGTTAGGCGGGGGTGCGGCCAAAGATAACGCCTCTGCCTGCCCCCGCAGGCAAGGTGCTCGGGCTAGAGAACTGAGTACCAAATCCCCCTTGCAGCCCGGCGCTGTCGTTAAGTGACCGTTTATAGGCCAATAAAAAGGGTGTCGTACCGCAGGCCAGGGCCACGGCCCAGCCGTTTGGGCTGAAGGCAAGGTCTTGCCCGACGCCCGGTGGCAGAGAGACAGGGTCTGAGAACTTTGAGCCGCTGGCACTCGTGTAGCCTAGAATGTACGGAGGACCACTAATTGAGACGAACAAGGCATTTGGACCCTGAGGACTGTACTTAATACCTGTACCAGCAGCCGTTGCAAGAACAGAGGGGTTAGCAGTCTTAGCCCCAAACCCAGAGATTGAGAAAGCGTAAACAGAGAAGAACGGAGAAGTGTCGTGGGCCACAGCCAGTTGAGAGCCGTCAGTGGAAAACCCAAGGCCGCGGCCAGTGCCTGTTGGAAGCGTCGACGGGTTGGCATACTTGGTTCCAAACCCGGACCCCGACCAAGGGTAGGCCGTGACAAAGGGTGTTGTGAGATGGGCCAAGGCTATGGCAGTTCCCGCCGGATTAAAAGTCACCCCAAGGGGGGTGCCTGCTGGGAGGCTTGCCGGGTTGGAATACCTAGTTCCGAACCCAGAGCTTGACCAAGCATAGACGGAAACATACGGAGAGGAGTCAAGAGCCAAAGCTATGGCAGTTCCTTCCGGGTTAAAAGCCACATCATAACAGGTTGAGGTGGGTACCGAGGCAGGGTCCGAATACTTAGTCCCAAATCCAGCCCCTGACCAAGGGTAAGCCAAGACACGGGGGGAAGTAGTGCCATACCCCACCGCCAAGACGCTGCCATCGGGGCTAAACGCTACCCCCTGCCCTGTTCCCGTCGGAAATGTAGCTGGGTCGGAGTACTTAGTCCCAAACCCGTCTGAGCTAGACCATGGATAAACCGAAAAAATACCAAGAAACGGTGGAGTTGTGCTATTTGGTGTAACGTTGGCTATCGCCACGTACTCCGTGTATGCCGTTTGCGGAGAGCCAACAATAGAGAAGGCCACGCCAAAAGCAGAGGCAGAGGGCAGGGTAGACGGGTTGGCGTGCTTGGCCCCAAATCCAGAGCCAGACCAAGGGTAGGCCGTGACAAATGGGGTGGTGCTGTGGGCCACAACTATCGCCGAGCCGTCTGGGCCAAAAGCGACGTCAGAAGCGTTCCCCGTCGGCAGGGTTCCCGGATCGGCATACTTGGTTCCAAACCCAGAGCCGGACCAAGGGTAGACCGTGACAAAGGGGGTGGTATTGTGGGCCACGGCGATTGCTGAGCCCTCGGGATGAAAAGAGACACCCTCTCCAACCCCTGTCGGCAGGGTAGCCGGGTCGGCGTACTTGGTCCCAAACCCAGAGCCGGACCAAGGATAGACCGTGACAAAGGGGGTGGTGGTGTGAGCTACGGCTAGGGCCGAGCCGTCGGGACTGAAAGTCACGCCGTTTCCATTTCCCGTGGGGAGGGTAGCCGGGTTGGAATACTTGGTTCCAAACCCGGACCCCGACCAAGGGTAGGCCGTGACAAATGGGGTGGTCGGGGCAAATGGGGTGGTGCTGTGGGCCACGGCGATTGCCGACCCATCAGGGCTGAAGGAGGCAATCTTACCAGCGCCCGTGGGTAGGGTAGCCGGGTTGGCGTACTTGGTCCCAAACCCAGAAACCGACCAAGGGTAGGCCGTGACAAATGGGGTGGTCTCGTGCGCCACAACTATCGCCGAGCCGTCGGGACTGAAAGTCACGCCGTTTCCATTTCCCGTGGGTAGGGTAGCCGGGTTGGAATACTTGGTTCCAAACCCGGACCCCGACCAAGGGTAGGCCGTGACAAAGGGTGTTGTGAGATGGGCCACGGCCACCGAGAGGCCGTCAGGGCTAAAGGCAATGCCGTTTCCAGCGCCTGTGGGCAGCGTGGTCGGGGTGCTGTACAGCCCACCAAATCCGCTGATGTTCCACGAGTAGGCGACGACGCCCGGAAACTCGGCAATACTCAGGGCGATGGCCTTTGGCGCTGTGCCCACACCCGAAGTGGCGCTGATAAGCTTTCCACCAATCATTATGCGTTACCTACCCGAGCGCCGTAGACCTGACCACCAACTTTGAACAAAACCATAATGGTATACCCCGTCGTATTCAACGTCGGCGCGGTGCCGCCGTCGGTTTTCCACACCACGCCAGAGCCGCCGAAAGTCGCGTCGGTCCACGTTAGGGTGTAGGCCGAGCCGTCATTCACCATCAGCGTCACAGATTCGCCGTTGGCAAAGTTTGTGGCTTTGGGGGTGCGGCTTGCGCCAAGTGTGATCAACTGAATGGTTCCATTGCCGGGGTCGATTTCGAAGGCGGCCCCATCCGTGATCGTAAAGATGTCTTCCAAGATTGCGCCGATAATCGCAGGATCGGTGAGCGTCTTGTTGGTTAGCGTCTGAGTCCCCGTAGGAGTGACCACGTCAGAGAAAGAAAGCTGGCCGGAGCCACTCGTCACAACAGCCTGACCGTTGGTGCCGTCGGCCGTGGGCAGCGACAGAGTGTAGCTGGTGGCGACAGTGCCGGGGCCTTGCAGCGCGACGAACTGTCCCCCGGCCGCGTCTTGGAAGCGCACGTCGCCCTGCGCCGTGACATCGACCTGCCCGGCAGTAACCGCGGTGAAGGTCGGGCTGTCCCCCGCCCCCAAACCCAGAGAGGTTCGTGCCGTCGCTCCGCTCTCGGCAACCCAAGTCGTACCGTTGCCGACAATGATGTTTCCGTCGGTAACCGCAAGACCCGCGATAGCGGTCAGCTCAGCGTCGTAGGCCTGTACGTCTGTGCCAATGGCGAGGCCAAGGGTCGTGCGCTGGGCCGAAGCGTCGGCGTCATCAAGGATGGCGCGACCAGCCGCAGTGAGCCCCGTAGTGGCGTAGGTGTCCAGCGCCGTCGTATAGATCATCTGGTTGGCAGATGTCGTCAGCCCAGAGATCGACTGCAACCCCGCGTCGTAGGCCTGCACGTCCGTGCCGATGGCAAGGCCGAGGTTGGTCCGAGCTGTGCCAGCGTCAGACGCCCCTGTTCCACCGTCAGCAACGGCCAGATCGGTAATGCCCGTGATAGAGCCGCCAGTGATCGTCACAGACGACGCAGCCTGAGTCGCCATGGTGCCGAGACCAAGAGAGGTTCGCGCCGTCGCGCCGCTTTCGGCCACCCACGTCGTGCCGTCGCCGACAATGATGTTGCCGTCGGTAACCGCAAGAGCTGCGATGGCGGTTAGTTCGGCGTCGTAGGCCTGCACGTTCGTACCGATAGCGAGGCCGAGGGTCGTGCGCTGGGCCGAAGCGTCGGCGTCATCCAGAAGGGCGCGGCCTGCAGCCGTAAGACCTGTGGTGGCGTAGGTGTCGAGGGCCGTCGTATAGATCATCTGATCGGCGGACGTCGTCAGTCCGGAGATGGACTGCAGTCCCGCATCGTAGGCCTGCACGTCAGTTCCAATGGCGAGGCCGAGGGTTGTGCGCTGGGCCGAAGCGTCGGCGTCATCCAGAATGGCGCGACCTGCAGCCGTAAGACCTGTGGTGGCGTAGGTATCCAGAGCCGTCGTATAGATCATCTGATCGGCAGACGTCGTCAGTCCTGAGATCGATTGCAGCCCGGCGTCGTAGGCCTGCACGTTCGTCCCGATGGAAAGACCAAGAGAGGTTCTGGCCGTCGCGCCGCTCTCGGCAACCCACGTCGTGCCGTTGCCGACAAGGATGTTCCCATCGGTCACCGCCAGACCTGCGATGGCGGTCAACTCGGCGTCGTAGGCCTGTACGTCTGTGCCAATGGCGAGACCAAGGTTGGTCCGAGCGGCCGAGGCGCTCGACGCGCCAGTGCCCCCGTCTACGATAGCAAGGTCGGTGATCCCGGTGATCGAGCCCCCGGTAATCTTGACGCTCGACATGGCAAAGTTGGCGGTGATGTCTATGACCGCGGCCCCTGCACCAGTGCCGTCGGCGTACACAACTTTGGTGTCGCCGCTGGCTACAGTGACGTTGCCTCCCGAACCTTGGGTCAAAACCACGCTTTCGCTGGTTACGTTCCACACGATGTAGACGTGCTGCCCGTCGTTTGGCGAGATCGTCACTGTGTTGGTTCCGGAGGGCGCTCCGCCAAAAACCAAGACAGAGTACTGGCCGTCCGAAAGAACTCCGTCAGAGGTGGTCAGCGTGTGGGTTGTTCCTGCAAGCGCGATTGCTCCGACCCCGTTCACCAGTCGGTCAATGATTGACAAGTTGGTGTTGGTCGTGGTGCCCCAAGTACCGGACTGTTCTCCGCTTGCAATGAGCTCAATGCCGCTGTTCGTTGTATACGTGCTGGCCATGTCGCCTCCTTACGCCGCGATGTCTGTCCAAGAGGTGCTGGGCGGTGCTTGTTGCACCTCGGTCCATGAATTTATAGCACCTGTGTTAACCTCCGTCCACGTAGTAGACTCGGGATTTGGAGAAATGTCACTCCAAGAGGCTAAGGTGGCGGGAGTAAGCGAGTTCCAGTTCGTCAGTGGGGCTGGGACAACCTCCCCCCAAACAAGGACCGTCCCAACGGCACCTGCGGCGGAAAGCCCCGTAACACGGACATCGACATTGATGTCACTTGTTATGGAAACAGTCCCGACTAGCCCCGTCGCAGAAAGACCAGTGACAGGAACAACGGCGGGGATTGAGACAACGACGGTCCCAGTCTGCCCTGTCGCAGAAAGACCAGTGACAGGAACAACGGCGGGGATTGAGACAACGACGGTCCCAGTCTGCCCTGTCGCAGAAAGACCAGTGACAGGAACAACGGCGGAACCCGTGACATCAACGGTCCCAGCCTGCCCAGTCGCAGAAAGACCAGTGACGAGGACAGAGACGTCGACGGCGATTAAAACATCAACGGTCCCAGTCTGACCAGTGGCAGAAAGACCAGTTACAGGAACGTCGGCGGGGATTGAGACAACGACGGTCCCAGTCTGGCCTGTCGCAGAAAGACCAGTTACAGGAACGTCGGCGG